CAAGTGCAAACGTAGCTGAGACACTAGGTAAAGATCTAGTAGATGCCCTTGCACTCTTAGGTGGCGAGGGTGGGCTGCCTAAAACCCTAAGCCTTATAGAGTCTCTTTCAGGTGCCATAGGTACTGCCATTATTAACTTTGCTAAGTTTATACGCGTTATAGATATTATTACAGGTAGCGGTGCCTTTAATATGCTTGGCGATCTTAACAAAGCTTTTGCAGAGTTTGCAGCTCAAGATAAAGCTAGGGCTATAAGTAAATCTCCTAATGCAGGTATGCCTAGCTCGTATAATTCTAAAAAGGCACAAGATGCGTTAGCCCTTAAAGCTGCTAAAGCTTTAGCGGCTCAAGAAAAGTTAAAATCTAAATCTACAGCTGAGACATTAAAAAACAAACGTTTAGCTTTAGCAATAGACAAAGCCAATTTAGCTTTAGGTAAAGGCACAGCTGTTTTTGATTTAGAGGCTATATCCTTAAACGCAGCTCAGATAGCACAAACGCAGGCTTTAGGGAAGGCAACAAGCGAGGCGCAACTATTAGCCATTACAGGCGATATTGCACGTCTAACAGTTAAGCAAGATATTTTAGCCCTAGAGGCTGCCATAGCCTCAAAGGATGAAGCGGCTATCCTTGCAGCTACTAACAAACTAAACGCCGATCTAAAGATACTAGGTACCCTACAAAGCCAGGCAGTAAAGCTAGGCGATATAGAGGGCATATTAAAAAACCTTAACCCTAAAGATTTAATTAACCTAGAAAATCTTGATTTAGCCCTAGCCAAAATTAAAGCAATGCTTGAATTACTAGCTAAAATGAACGCAGGCGGCGGCGGTGGTGGCGGCGGTGGTGGCCCTGAACCCGATGACCCTTTTAAGAATCTACCTATAATACCTAAACTATCTGGTAATGAATCTATGGATGCTATTTTGGAGTATTCAGATGCAGTAACAGCTTTGGCTAATGTAATGGCAGACACTTTAGATCAACAAAACTATCAGGATTACCTATCTCTTATTGAGTTCCAAAAGAAATTAGGTGATTTTGGCGGCTATAGCGCTAATATGAATAGCGGCGCTGGGTACGGGGCTGGCAACGTAACCGTAACGGTAGTAGATCGCACAAGCGGCTTAATTGAGGTAGTACAGGATGCCGTAATCCAAAATAACCGCTATGGCAATAACCTTAATTTTGCAGGATCACTGTGACAATTCCCGTAGTAAACGCCATTATTAACTTTAGTACAGGCCCTGGCTTTGCTCAGGCTATGATTTTAGATAGCGGCATATTAGATACCAACGTATTGGCAGATAGCTCGGCAGTCATTGTGGACGTATCCAATGTTGTAGATAGTATTGAGACAAAGCGCGGGCGTAACCCGCAGGCTGACCAATTTCAAACGGGTACTTTATCTCTGCGTATTGTTGACCAAAACGGTGATTTTAACCCGCAAAACTCGAGTGGGCCGTACTTTAATTTATTGACACCTATGCGTAAAGTACAAATTACGGCTACATACAGCTCTGTTATTTACCCTATCTTTTCAGGCTTTATTACCAGCTATACAACGACTACACCTAAAAATGCTAATGATGTAGTTTACACGGTTATAACGGCTGTTGACGCTTTTAGGCTGGCACAAAATGCACAAGTAAGTACAGTAGCGGGCACCTCAGCAGGTCAGCTTAGCGGTGCAAGAATTAACGCCTTGCTAGATGCAATTACCTGGCCTGCCTCTATGCGTGACGTTGATGCAGGGCTAACCACAATGCAGGCAGACCCAGGCACAGCCCGCACAAGCCTTGCAGCTATGCAAACTGTCGAGATTAGCGAGTATGGCGCTTTGTATGTTGATGCCGCTGGCTCGTTTGTCTTTCAAGATCGTGCGGTAACAGCTGGCAGTATTGGAGCTACGCCTACAGTATTTAACGATAACGGCTCAGATATTGGCTATTTTAACGCGGTATGGCGCCTTGACGATACCTTAGTTTACAACTCGGCCAGCATTACCCGCACAGGTGGCACGGCTCAAACGGCTACCGATGCAGCTAGCATAGCCAAGTACTTTACTCATAGCTACAACCAGCAAAACCTACTTATGCAAACCGATGCCGTAGCCTTGGATTATGCACAGGCATACGTAGCATCTAGGGCTGAGACAAGCATACGCTGTGATGCTATACAGCTAGACCTTTACACGGATAACTACAACTTAGGCATTATTGCAGCTTTAGATTTAGACTTTTTTGATCCTATAACTATCACAACTAATCAGCCTGGGGCCTCAACCCTAACTAAGACTTTGCAGGTGTTTGGCGTAGCTATGAGCATTACGCCTAATAGCTGGAAAACGACACTTACCACGTTAGAGCCAATTATAGACGGCTTTATATTAGACTCAGCCATATACGGCTTGCTTGACAGCGGCGTATTAAGTTATTAAGGAGAAGGCACTATGACTTTATTTGTAACGGGTGAGGTACTTACCGCCGCTGCGATGAATAAAATCGTAAATATAACTACTAGAGCAGTTACCACTACTAGCGATACTTTTGTATTGGAGGATGCAGCAAACGTGCTCATCACTTATAGCAGCACTAGCGCAACTACCATTACTATTCCGCCTGAAAGTTCCGTAGCTTTCCCTGTAGGATCTGTAATAAATGTAATTAAAATTGGCGCTAGCGGCACTACAACAATTACGCAAGGCTCAGGCGTTACAATTTCTAGCGCGGGTGCAACAGCTACAGCCCCTGCATTAAATGGCGCTTTTGCTGCCGCATCCTGTATTAAAGTAGCTACAAATACCTGGTATGTAGTAGGAAAAATTGCCTAATGCCAATTATAGGTATTTTAGCAAGCGCAGGGGGCGCAGCTGCTAACAGCGCAGCTATAGCTGTAAGTCACGCTACCTCACCTTACATAAGTGTTTATCCTTGGTCGGCAGGCTTTGGTGCTAAATACGCTAACCCCGCCACGTTGCCTACGGGTACTGGCGTAGGCGTAGCGTTTAGTACAGACGGTTTGAATATAGCAGTAGGTCATTCAGCATCACCTAGTATTTCGGTATATCCGTGGGCTAATGCTTTTGGTACAAAGTATGCAAACCCTGGCACATTGCCTGGTGGTAATGGTAGAGCTGTAGCCTTTAGCCCAAATGATGCCAATATCGCAATAGCATCATTTACTACACCGTACATAAATGTTTACCCGTGGTCTAGCGGTTTTGGTACAAAATACGCGGACCCTGCTACTTTGCCTACTGGCTTTGGTACTGGAATAGCTTTTAATCAAAATCAAACGGCAGTAGCTATTGGACATTCTGCAAGTCCTTATATAAATGCTTATGCTTTTACAAGTGGCACAGGCTTTGGTGCTAAATACGCTAACCCGGCCACGTTGCCTACGGGTACTGGTGGGGAAGTTAGCTGGACACCTAGCGGAAACGCTATTGCCATAGCTCACGAAATTACGCCCTTTATATCCACTTACCCTTGGTCTGCAGGCTTTGGTACAAAGTATGCAAACCCTGCCACTTTGCCCGCAGGTGATGCAGTAGCAGTATCTTTTAATCCTGCGGGTAATGTAATTGTTGTAGGTCACGCACTTACGCCTTTTGTAACTGCTTACCCTTGGTCTGCAGGCTTTGGTACAAAGTATGCAAACCCTGCCACACTACCGCCAAGTAATGTTAACGATGCTGCTTTTATTGCTGACGGCACGGTATTAGCCTTAGCCCACGATAACACCCCATATATTAGCGCGTATGCTTGGTCTAGCGGTTTTGGTACAAAATACGCGGACCCTGCTACTTTGCCTACTGGCACAGGTCGCGGAGTAGATTTTCTATAAAACACAAAGGAGACAGATAATGGAAGAAAAAATAGAGCTAACACCTTTAGAAGGTCGCATAGCAGAGGTGGCACAGTATGAGGCTAATATAGTTTTATATAATAATCTTTTAACTACATTACCTACAGAGTATCCAGCACACCTACTAGAATATAAGGGCGCTGAGGATCAACATAAAATTGCAGCCTCAATAGAAAACTTAGCAGATGTAGAGTTACTGTCTAAATTGTGGTACGCCGATGAGTGCAAAGCTGCAATTAGAGCAGAAACAGTAGAATTAACAAAAGCTAAATCTATCCTGCACATATTACAAACTGGTATTTAATGCAGACTAGCTACAACGGCTGGCCAGCATCTAAGGATCAGGCTGAGATAGGCGTTAAGCCTTTTAAGGTAGAGGGCACAAGCCTTAAACTGCGTTGCGCTGAAAAGGTCGCGCCGTTGCTTATTAACTTTGCTCAAGAGTTTAACGATCTAATAGAGCCGCTAGAGGGCGGCGGCCTAGATGACTGGGGCTACTGCTACCGAATGGTGCGAGGCACTACCGACAAACTTAGTAACCACAGCAGCGGCACAGCTATAGACCTCAACGCTACAAAGCACCCGCTAGCTAAGGTAGGCACCTTTGAGGCCAGCAAGGTACCTATGATCCGTGCCCTAGCTAAAAAGTACGGGTTAACCTGGGGCGGGGATTACAAAAACCGTAAAGATGAGATGCACTTTGAGATAGCACTAAGCCCTGAAAAGGTCACGGCTTTAATTATTAAGTTAGGATTAGAAAATGCCAACTAGCGCACAGGTAAGCGTAGGCACTACAGCTACACTATTGGTAGCTGCAAACTTTATGGATCAAACCGTGTGGCTACATAACTCAGGTGGTGCGCTTTATATTGGCGCTAGCAACGTGACTACAGCAAACGGTTACAAGCTAGATACCGATGATAAAATGGAGTTACCCGTAGGCGATAATGAGGGCCTTTACGGCATTGTGGCATCAGGCACCAACACGGTTTTTATACTGAAACAAGTCAACTAAAGGGCATTTAGGAGCAATACAATGCAAGAGCAATTAAAGGCTGCGGCCTTGTCCTACCTACGTGCAGCTCTATCGTGCGTGGGTGCGCTGTATCTATCAGGTATCACAGACCCTAAAGTACTAGCTAATGCTTTTCTAGCTGGGCTAATTGGGCCAGTACTAAAGGCACTAGCACCTAATGAAAAGCAACTGGGAATAGGCGCTAAGTAAGTGTCGCAGGCCCAGGCATATATAGCGGTAGCGTTGGGGATCGCTACGCTTTCAGGGCTTATGGCTGGGCTTGTGCGGCACCTTGTTAAGTACTACCTATCTGAGCTAAAGCCTGACGGCAACGGCGGGCATAACCTTGTAGGGCGCGTTGAGCGTATAGAGATACGCGTGGATAAGATTTACGAGCTGTTGCTAGAGGACAGGCTTAGTAAATAGGGCGTGTCGCGTTGTCTTTTGTCGGTAGGTAGGTTCATACTTTAACTACACACGCCGAGAGGGCTACTCGGATAAGTAGCGACTCGGCCTTAACAAAGGGCGAAAGATGAACAGTTTAGATTTAATGGTAGTAGGTATGGTTTGCCTGTTTATGGGCTTATTTATCTACGCAGCTTATGAAATGGGCTACAAAGTAGGCCTGGGTGAAGGTTACCTACGTGGCCGCAATATTGCTAAGGCGCTAAAAGAAGCTGAGGCCAAGCGATGAGTAATTTTCTAGAGGGATACGAGGATGTCAACGCCAGGATTATTAGGGCGCGTAAAGAGTTCCCGACCCTACGCCTTGTTGCTTATATCGAGGATATAGACATAACAAAAGGTTATATTTTGGTTAAAGCCGAGGCATACAAAGAGTACGAAGATCATCTACCTAGCGCTGTTGATTATGCTTTTGAGATGCGTTCAGACCGTGGCGTTAATTTACACTTTTGGGTAGAAAACGCAGTAACAAGCGCATACGGGCGTGTTATCGGTTTGCTTACACCTGGTGGCATAGCTCGTAGTACTAAGCAAGATATGGAAAAGGTAGAGGCGCTTAGCACTAAGGACGTAGCACCTGTTAGCGATGATTTATGGGCTACAACACCTGTAGCACAGACCATAGAGGCAGTTAAAAACGAGCTAGGCGGCATTTACTTACAGGGCAAACCTGAGTGTAAACACGGTGCCCGTGTATGGCGTACAGGCACTAGCGCCAAGACAGGCAAAGAGTGGGGCAACTACAGCTGTATAGAAAAGAGCAAGGCAACACAATGCGAGCCAGTTTGGTATATGCAGACATCTAACGGCTGGGCACCCCAGGTATGAGCGAGAGCTACGAGTTAATCAACCTTAAAGAGATGACAGGCAAACTCTTTGTCAACGGTGAGTTAGCAGCTGAATACAAGGTAGAGCAGTGCGATAAGTGCGCCCTTGTGGCACAGCTAGATAAGTTTGGCTATCAAAAAAACAGCTTTGAAAATATCATATGGTTTTGCAAAGGCTGCCGATGATCACAATAGTATTAGATGAATATCAACGCCTAATAGCTGAGCAATATGGGGCACAGAGGGCTAGAAACTTTCTGCCTCATTTTAACGGGCAAACTAATACGAATTATGCACAACAGATTAACGGCGGTGATTTTGAGGCTTTTGTTAATCGCCAGGTACTTTACGTTGCAGCTGAGATAGCCGTAGCTGAGTATTTTGGTTTAACTGACTATATGCCTAGCAACAGCGCCTACAAAGATGAGGCCGATGTCGGGGCTAATATCGAGGTTAAATATACTCATAGAAAAGAGGGCGATTTACTTATACGTCACCGAGATCGTGACAGCGATTACGGTGTATTGGTTATTGGCGATATAAGCGCTTTTATTATTGTGGGTTGGTATCCCATTAAAGAAGCTAAAACAGAGTCCTACGGTAAACACCATTTACCAGGCTGTTATCTCGTACCTAACGCACAGCTAAAGCCAATGGCTAGCCTGGAGATGATAGGAGATACGGCTTATGAGCGAGTCAATACGCTTTGAGTGCCGGAGCTGTAAGAAAATAACAGAGCAGATAGAGCGCATAGTTACAGATAACTTGCCTGCTAACGTAAAGGTTTTACAATGCAAGGTATGTAGCAAAATGAGCGTTTGCCTATTGGTTACTTATGCCGATGTATGAGTATGAGTGTATTAGCTGCTCAATACGCTTTGAGGTTCAGCGATCTATACACGATGTAAATATACCTAAATGCTGTGGCTTTGATATGCGCCGTATTTATGACCCAGTAGGTGCCATATTTAGAGGCACAGGTTGGGGCAAGGATGCTAAATAGTTATCCACAGGAGTTATCCACAGGCAGCCAAAACCTGTGGACGACACGCAGGCGATACGCTCAAGTTATCCACATACTCGTTAGTAGCTTGACACGTACGCTAGCATCACAACTCGCTGGCGAGCCGCTGAGGCGGATAGCTCGCAGGCGATGTTTGGTGCTTGTGGGGCTGTATTGTGTAATTGGGATTACGCCAGCAAAGGCTTACGATCCAAACGTAGAGGCATATAAACTCTATTCTCATATGAAGTTATTAGATGATAAGTCTTATAGGTGTTTAGTCATATTGTGGCGTATGGAAAGCCAATGGAACCCTAAGGCCAAGAATCCTAAGAGCAGCGCATACGGCATACCACAGCTGTTAAAGATGACAGAGCGCAACCCATATAAGCAGATAGACTTAGGCTTAAAGTATATTGCTTATCGTTATGGCAATCCTTGTAAGGCTTTAGATCATCATAAGAAGGTAGGGCATTACTAAGTGAAGGCTAAAGACCCTAGAGACGGTAGGCGCTACAAGGCTAGGCGCTTACAGGTGCTAAACGCTGGGGGCTGGACGTGTTACTACTGTGGCCAAGAGGCCAACCAGGTTGACCACGTAATACCTATAGCTAGTGGGGGTGACCCTATGAGCCTTGATAATTTAGTACCTGCCTGTAAGCGATGCAATCTCAGTAAGGGTAAGAAGTCACAGGGCGTTTTTTTAGCCACAACGGACACCCCCCCTGTCTTTTCTGACCTTTTATCCCCAAAAACGTCTGTAATGACCCAGCAAGGCCCTTGCGCTGGCCAACCTGAGCAGGATGTTAACTAATGGCAACCAAAGCTAGCCAGCCCTTACGAGGGGCGGTAAGGCCACGCCTAGAAAACAAACCGCTAAAAGGTGCAAGCCGTGGCGATGAAGTTGCACAGCTAGCAGAGGATATTGGCCTGCCGCTTTTACCCTGGCAGCGCTACGTAATGCAGGATATGTTGACGATAGATAAAAATAAAATGTTTGTGCGTAAAACTAATCTGCTTTTGACCTCACGCCAACAGGGAAAAAGTCACCTGGCGCGTATGCGTATTCTGGCGGGCTTATTCTTGTTTAACGAGCGTAACCACGTGGTTATCTCCTCAGCACGATCTATGGCATTAACTACCTTTAGAGAAGTGGCACAAGCTATA